GGGTCTGCTGGAATGGGTGATCATCGCCTTCATCATCGTGTCGCTGCTGGCGTTCGTCTGGCGCGGCGGCGCGGCCAATCCGGAATCGACCGGGCGGCTGGGCGGAAAGGTCGATCGCCTCAAGCTTGAGGTCGCCGATATCGACGGGCGGGTGCGCCACGTCGAGAAGGACGTGGAAGAACTGGCGGTGAACGTGGTGACACAGGCCGACCTCAAGGCGCTGCTCGCCGAGATGAAGGGGGACCGCGCGCTCAACCAGCGGATCAGCAAGTCGGTCGACCGGATCGAGAACATGCTGATCGAGAAGGGCCTGAACGGCAACTGAGGAGCGGACGATGACCGACTACCGCGATCATTTTGACCGTGCCGCCCGGCTGGCCATCCTGGCCGAGCTGGCGCGCCAGGCCGACGCCACGCTCAACGCGCTGCTGATCGGCCAGATGCTGGACGCGTTCGGCCCGCGCAAGCCGGCGGCCTGGGTGGAAACCCAGCTGATGCGGCTGGCGGACCTGGGCGCGGTGCGGCTGCGCACCGCCGATCTGCCGGGCCTGGGCGAAGTGACGGTGGCGAGCCTGACCCGCGCCGGGCGCGATCACGTGGAACGGCGCGCGCTGCTGGCCGGCGTGGCCCCGCCCGCCGATACGGATTGAGGCTGTGACCGGTGACGCCGCCGGGCGCGGCAAGCTCTCCTCGATCGACCGCCTGCCCGAGGAAGCCGACGAGGCGATCGCCTGGGCGAACGAGGCGCTGCGCGACCGCAAGATGCCGCAGACCGAGATCCTGCGCGAGTTCAACGCGCGTCTGGCCGACAAGGGCATCCGGGGCGTTTCGAAGTCAGCCTTCGGGCGCCATTCGGTGCGCCTGGCGGTGGAGGTGCGCAAGCTGAAGGCGGCGCGCGACATCACCGAGGCGGTCATGGCGCGCCTGCCGCCGGGCGAGCGCAGCGACGCGACGCTGGCGCTGTCCGAGCTGGTCAAGTTCCGCCTGACCGAGCTGGTGACCAGCGATGACGAGCCCAGCGCGAAGGGGCTGGCCAACGTGACGCTGGCGCTCAACCGCCTGTCAACGATCGCGCGGCGCGAACAGGACGCGCGGATCGCCGGCAAGAAGGACCAGCGCGACGACGAGACCCGCGAGAAGGCCGAAGCGGCTGAGCAGGCCGAAGCCAACCGCGCGGCGGCCGAACAGGTCGAGCGGATCGGCGGCGAGGCCGGCCTTTCCGCCGAACGCATCGCCCGCATCCGGCGCGAAGTTCTGGGGGTGCAGGCATGATCTGGCTGGCGATCTACGCGGCTGTCGGGCTGGGCGCGGCGCTGGGCTTCGTCACCGGCTTCGTCGTCGCCGAGATGGACGAGTACAGCGACGCCGGCAAGATGGGCGTGACCGCGCTGCTTGTCGCGTGCCTGTGGCCGTTGGTGGCGCTGCTGCTCGTGATCCATTTCTGCGACCGGCCATGACCGATCCCGCCGCGCCCGATCCGCTGCCGGAGACTGCCGCCATCGCGCCCGTGCTGGCGCGCGACGAGGCGCAGCTGCCGGGCGAGCTGCCGCGCGGCGCGGAAATCCCCGAAGACCTCGATCCGCTCGCGGATGGCATCCTGATGGCGCACCAGGTGAGCTGGCTGGAGGACAAGTCAGACCTCAAGCTTGGCGAGAAGGGCCGGCGCACCGGGATCACCTTCGCCGAGGCGCTGGATGACACGCTGATCGCCGCCGCCGCGCGGTCCGCCGGCGGCGACAACGTGTTCTACATCGGCGACACCAAGGACAAGGGCCGCGAGTTCATCGGCTATGTCGCCCACTTCGCGCGGACGATCGCGAAGGAAACCGCCGCGATCGAGGAGTTCCTGTTCGAGGACCAGCGCGAGGATGGCACCACCCGGCACATCTCCGCCTACCGCGTCCAGTTCGCCAGCGGATACCGGGTGGAGGCGCTGTCAAGCCGGCCGGAGAACATTCGCGGCCTGCAGGGCGTGGTGGTGATCGACGAGGCGGCGTTCCACAAGGATGTGCGCAGCGTGCTCGACGCGGTGAACGCGCTGCTGATCTGGGGCGGCAAGATAAGGGTGATTTCCACCCACAACGGCACGCTCAACCCGTTCAACGAACTGGTGCGCGAGGCTCGATCGGGCAAGGTGCCGTTCAGCGTCCACTTCATCCCGTTCGGCGATGCGGTGAGGAACGGGCTGTTCCGCCGGGTCTGCCTGATGCGCGGGCGCGCATGGTCGCAGGAAGCCCAGGACGAATGGGAAGCCAAGATCAGGGGCAGCTACGGCGCGCGCACCGCCGCGATGCACCAGGAGCTGGACGCGATCCCCGCCGACAGCGAGGGCGCGGCGCTGGCGCGCGTGGTGATCGAGCGCGCGGCGATCAGCCCGGCCCCGGTGATCCGCCACCACCTGCCCGACAGTTTCAAGGAGGCCGAACCCGCCGCCGCCGCGCGCCAGATCGCCGACTGGTGCCTGACCGCGCTGACCCCGGTGCTGGCCACGCTCGATCCGCGCCGGCGGCACGATCTTGGCTGGGACTTCGCCCGCAGCGGCGATGCTTCCGCGCTGATCGTGTCCGAGCTGGGTCAGGACATGGTGCGGCGCTGGAAGCTGGCGCTGGAGCTGCGCAACGTGCCGTTCGAGGCGCAGCGCGACATCCTGTACTTCATCGGGGACCGCACCCCGCGGCTGGGCCACGCCGCGTTCGACGCGACCGGCAACGGCGCCTACCTGGCCGAGAAGGCGCGCCAGAAATGGGGCGAGGTGGTCAGCGAGATCAAGCTTTCGGTCCAGTGGTACCGCGACAACGGCACGCCCTATGTCGAGGCGTTCGGTGACCGCACGGTTGAAATCGCCGCCGCCGATGAGGACGTGGTGCGCGATCACCAGGCGCTGCAGTACGTCGGCGGCGTGGTCAAGGTGCCCGACGACATGCGCTACAAGGGCGCGGACGGGCTGATGCGCCACGGCGATACCGGCATCGCCGGCATGCTGGCGTGGTTCGCATCGCGACAGGACGCGGCGCTTTACGAATACACGCCGGTGGTCCCCGGCGAAAAGCGCGACGCCTTCTTTGACCGCGACGCCGGCGATCCCGCCCCCAACCCCTACCGGCAGCCGCTGGGCGCGCGGCTGCGCGGCGCGCTGTAACCGAACTGGAGCGACACGATGACCGGACTGGTCGACCGATACGGACAGCCGCTGAAGAGCGTGAAGCTCGACAAGACGCTGCTCACCCGCGACATCGCCGGGCCTTCGATCGGATCGGTGCGCACGCCGATCGCCGGATATCCCTCGGACGGGCTCGATCCGGTGCGGCTGGCCGGCATCCTGCGCGAGGCCGACGCGGGCGAGCCGACGCGGTTCTTCGAGCTGGCCGAGATTATCGAGGAGCGCGACCTGCACTATGCCGGCGTGCTCGCCACCCGCAAGCGCAGCGTCGCCCAGATCGACGTCACGGTGGAAGCCGCGAGCGACGCCGCCGCCGACGTGGCGATGGCCGACATGGTGCGCGACTGGCTGAAGCGCGACGAGCTGGCCGACGAGACGTTCGACCTGCTGGACGCGATCGGCAAGGGCGTGTCGTTCACCGAGATCGTCTGGGAAGCCAGCGAGGGGCAGTACCGCCCCGCCCGGCTGGAATGGCGCGATCCGCGCTGGCTGGCGCTGCATTCGGCGGACCTGACCACGCTGCTGCTGCGCGGCGGGCTTTCGGGCGTCGACCAGCCCTGCGCGCTGCCCTACGCCAAGTTCATCGTCACCCGGATCAAGGCCAAGTCCGGCCTGCCGGTGCGATCGGGCGTGGCCCGGCTGGCGGCGTGGAGCTGGATGTTCAAGGCCTATACCCAGCGCGACTGGGCGATCTTCACCCAGACCTATGGCCAGCCCGTGCGCGTCGGCCGGTTCCACGAGAACGCGAGCAAGGAAGACAAGGACACGCTGTTCCGCGCGGTGGCCAACATCGCCGGGGACTGCGCGGCGATCATCCCGAAGTCGATGGAGATCGAATTCATCGAATCGAAGAACGTCACCGCCGGCAGCGACCTGTACGAGCGCCGGGCCGACTGGCTTGACCGCCAGGTGTCGAAGGCGGTGCTGGGCCAGACCACCACCACCGACGCGGTTTCGGGCGGGCACGCGGTCAGCCAGGAACACCGCAAGGTGCAGGAAGATATCGAGGTCGCCGATTGCAAGGCGCTGGCGGCCGCGCTCAACCGCGATCTGATCCGGGTGTGGATCGATCTCGAATTCGGGCCGCAGAAGGCCTACCCGCGCCTGCTGATCGGCCGGCCGCAGCAGGAAGACCTCAAGCAGCTGACCGACAGCCTGGGCGTGCTGGTGCCGCTGGGGCTGAAGGTGCAGGCGAGCGAGGTGCGCGACAAGCTGGGACTGGCCGAGCCCGAGGACGACACCGAGCTGCTGCAACCGCGCGCGCCCGCCGAGCCGGCGGTTCCGGGCGCGCCGGGCGTGCAGCCCGATCCGCAGGAGGATGCCGGACCCGAGGCCGAACCCGAGGCCGGACCCGAGGCCGAACCCGAGGAAGAGGACGCCCTTCGAGAGGCTCAGGGTGGTCGGGAGCAGCCGCCCGCGCTCCAGGCGCAGCAGCCGCACGATCATCCCACGCACCCGGCAGACGCGATCGCGGCGGCGATGGCGGCGCTGGGCGATTCGGCGGTGGCGGGGATGATCGACACGGTTGAGGCGATGCTGGCGCGCGCCGGCGACCTTGGCGAATTCCGCGCCTGGATCGAAACCGCGTTCGGCGATCTGGATGACAGCGCGCTCGCCGCCGCGCTGGCCGGCGGCGCGATCGCCGCCCACGCCGCCGGGCGCAGCGACCTGATCGACGAGAGCGAGGAGGGCGCGGCATGAACGGCGATCCCTTCGTCTTCTTCACCGGCGAGACGATTTACCTCGAGATCGATGACGTCGACGGCGTGCTGTCCGCCGTCACCGACGTGACGCTGCGGCTGCGCAAGTACGCCAACAGCCGCCGCCAGCTTACCGGCAGCGAGCCGGAAGCCGCCAGCTTCGCCGGGGTTCCGCGCGCCGGCGGCTGGACGGCGCAACGCCTGCCCGGCGCGTCGCCCGCGATCGGGCCGGGCGTCTACGCCTGCGCGGTGTGGGGCGTGTTCGCCCCCGGCGATGCGCGCGTGCTCGCCATCTGCGACATCCAGGTGGTGGCGGCGTGAGCGGCGGCGTCATCCGCATCCGCGCGCCCCGCCCGGCGGTGCGCCTGCGCGCGCCGGCGCGCGGGGCGGTGCTGCTCGACCGGCCCGGCGTGGCCGAACACATCGTCGCCGCGCTCGGCGCGCCGGGGCCGCAAGGCCCGCCCGGCCCGCCGATCGACATCTTCACCCTGCCGCTCGCCCCCTAGGAGACACGCCAGATGGCCGTTAACGGATCAGACTACTTCGTGATCAGCCGCGCCGGCGCCAATTACAAGGTGCTGGGCTCGGACATCCTGTCCTACATCCAGGGCAATATCGGCACGTCGCAGTACCGCGTCGCCGATATCGCCGCGCGCAACGCGCTCGACGGTTCGATGAGCGCGGGCGACCGGGTCATGGTCGACGACGCCACCGGCGACGCGACGGTGGCGTCGGGCTGGGCGATCTACCAGTGGCTGGGGGCGAGCACCTGGCGCAAGATCGCCGAGCAGGAGAGCCTCGACATCACCGTCGGCGGGGCCACTAACCTTGGCTACACCGCCGGGCCGAGCCAGGGCATCGTCACCAGCGACACCGGCGCGGACGCGATCCTGCCGGCGGTGGATGGAACCAACGCCGGCCTGATGCTGCCGGCGCACAAGGCCAAGCTGGACTTCCTGACGTTGACGGCGGCGTTCGACGCCGACGCGATCAAGGCCAAGGTCAACTGGCTCACCGTCTCCCAGGCGGTCGACCTCGACGCGCTGGAGACGGCGAGCCACGCCGCGGTGACCACCGCCGGTTCGGGCGCG